ACCCCATGAGATGATTGATGTTACAAGGGCTATCATTGAGCGGTCTGACTTAGACACGACAGGGATTCAAGAGACTATCAGGACATCACACAACGGCTCTCGAACCTTTGTACAATATAAGCTACCTGCTCATACTTATAATACTCCAGACCGTGACACTGCATCCCTTGGGCTGCTTGCAGTGTCAAGCTTTGACGGGACTTGGCCGTTTATGATTAGTGCTGCCGCCATTCAGCAAGCTTGTACAAATCTACAAGTCTTTGTTGGCGGTGAGGTTGCAGTGTTTAGAGCTAAGCATACTCGTAATCTAAACATTGAAGTAGGAGCAAGTGTTATAACTAAAGCGCTGGATGTTTTTGAAAATCAAAGAGAGCTTTGGGCTGAGTGGAACAAACAATACCTCACAGACTTCGACGCCTTCAAAGAGATTGTAAGTGCTTTAAATATTAAGTCAGCGAACAACGTTATGGAATCTATCTGGCCGGTATCCCCTGAAAGTGTAATGAGTAAGATGCCTCGAAGTAACCCGTCACTTGAATACATCTATGCTGCTTGGCATAAGTATGGAAAGCGTTTTGGCCAAAGCCGCTGGGCTTTATACAATGCTTTCACTGACTGGTCTACTCATGCAACAGCACAACGTCAGGATGCTATAGTTAATATAGCTTCAACACAGAACACTCGACAGGCTGTTGTTCAGAACTACTTCTCTAAGGCGGCATAGCTTGAAACAAAATTTAGAAAATGCTCATAGTGATTTTATGAAAGGCTTGCTAACTTTATTGCAAGCCTGTAGTAAATGGGATGTTACAGCAGATGAACTGATTAGATATATTAGAGAGGAGCATACTAATGAAAGTAAAACTAAACGTGATTCTTGAGGCGGCGATTGCGGCGGGTATAGATTCAGGATACATTAGTGCTTATGAATATGATGATGACCCTTCAGTTTATAAAATTAAACAAAGCATAGAAGATAAAATCTGGGAAGCACTGAATGAAATCATAGACTTTAACGGAGGCAGATAATGGCAACAGCTTACACGCTAGAAAGTAGAATTGTACACTGGCATCACGACCGCAATCTTATTCATGGTTCAACAGACCATCAACAGTTTGAAAAGCTTCTTGAAGAAGTAGAAGAGTTACGACATAACATTATGCACAGTCAGCCAATCACTGACGACATCGGTGACATCATTGTAGTGTTGATTAACTTAGCACACCGTAACAACTTAACATTACATGACTGTATGTCTCATGCTTATGAAGACATCCGACACCGCAAAGGCAAGATGGTTGACGGCCTCTTTGTTAAAGAGCTAGCCTCTAATTAATTAAGGATAAGTAATGACAACAGCAGCAGTTGTAATTGGATTAGTTTTAATCGGAAGTCCTATCTGGCTAATAGGAACAGTAGCAACAGCGTGCTTATTTGCAGAGCTTATGAACCCCTACAAATAAGTTTAAAAAAAACTTAACAAGTGTATCAACTTGTGGTATAATGCCACTTCAATTTAACACCAACAACAGGAAATATAATATGGCTATAGTATCAGGAACGGCTTACTGGGCAAGTGTAACAACACCTAACACTACCTATGAACCAGTCTATACAGTGAACCTAGTAGTCGCTGAAGATGTCGCAGAAAGCTTTAGGTCTAAAGGCTTTGCAGTTAAAGACATGGACGAAGGCCCAGCAATTATCATCAAGCGTAAAGTTAATGGCCCGAACGGAATGCTTCGGTCAGCACCTAAGCTTGTTGATGGTAACAAGAATCCAATTGATGAGCGTATCGGTAATGGTTCTTCAGTTAAGGTTCAATACAAAGAGTGGGAATCTGTATGGAAAGGTAAGACCTTTAAGGGTTTAGACTTTCAAGCTATGCAGGTTTTAGATTTGGTATCTGTCGGCTCAGTTGACGGCGGTGAATTTGATGTAGAAGATGAAATGGAGGAAGCAATTTAATGGGAACATATAAATTAGGAGACACGGTTTACGATGTATCTTTGCTGGACTCAGAGGCTCAAGGATTGTTTGGCCTGCTGAAAGATGCGATGGTCAAGGTACAAGTATCCAACAACGATGTACAATTATATCAAGCAGCAGCCCAGCACATTAAGGGTTTGTTTGAAGATAGGCTCACGGATGAAGCTATCACCGAAGATGCAGAGGAAGCTGAAATTGTAGTTGAAGGCTAACCACGAGGTGACACCATGCCGTTTGTTAAATTCCACCTCCCGTGTAATGACTGCGGGGGGACTGACCCAGTATCACAGAACGATGATGGGTCTGCGTATTGCTTTAGCTGCAATACTTATTTTAAAAACTACGGCACATCGGAAGTGCAACAACCAGATACTGTAATGGACTTTACAAAGTATCAGCCCAATGGAACCGGCAGTGGTTCTAGTTACAATGCCCTGACCGACAGAGGTATTAGTATTGAGACAGCCAAAAAGTATGGCGTTAAGTCTACTACTCTTAATGGTCAGGTTACTAGCCACCACTATCCTTACTTCCATAAGGGCGAAGAGATAGCTACAAAAGTTAGAAAGCTCAACAAGCAGTTTGCTTGGAAGGGTGAGTCTAAAGAAGTCGGACTGTTCGGAGAGCAGTTGTTTAAAGCAGGCGGTAAGTTTATTACAGTCGTAGAAGGAGAGTGTGATGCGATGGCAGCATACGAACTACTCGGAAGTAAGTGGCCTGTAGTATCAATAAAATCAGGAGCACAAGGAGGTGCTCGTGACGTTAAGAATAGCTTAGAATTTTTAGAGTCTTTCGATACAGTTGTCATCTGTTTCGATAGCGATGCACCGGGAAAGGAAGGAGCTAAAGCAATCGCTAAGCTTCTTACGCCAAACAAAGCAAAGCTTATGACTCTTCCCGAGGGTTTCAAAGACCCCAACGATATGCTTAAATCAGGTAAGCATTCCACGTTTGTTAATTGTTTTTGGGATGCTCAAGTCTACACCCCTTCAGGGATTATGAATCTATCTACTCAGCTCAGCGAGTACAAACGTTTACGTTCAGAGAAGCTTCCTTCTATACCCTATCCTTGGGCTGGGTTGAACGCCAAGTTAGAGGGGCTTAGAGCAGGTGAGCTAGTAACTCTTACTGGCGGCACTGGTCTTGGTAAGTCTTCAGTAACTAGAGAGCTTGAGCATTGGCTTATCAATAACACTAAAGATAATGTAGGCATCGTAGCTCTTGAAGAAAACTGGAGCCGTACTGCTGAGGGTATCATGGCTGTTGAAGCTAATGCTAAGCTACACCTAGACAGCGTAAAGAATAAAATAGGCGATGAGATTCTTGAGAAATATTACCGCAAGGTATTCATGGGAGAGAACGAAGGCCGTGTTTGGATTCATGCTCACCTTGGTGTAACTAATCTTGAAGACATCTTCAGCAAACTACGATACCTTATCGTTGGCTTAGATTGTAAGTGGGTTGTAGTTGACCACCTTCACATGCTGGTTCTTCAAGCTTTGGAGGGTGATGAGCGTAAAGCCATTGACGGTATCATGCATCGGCTTCGCTCTCTTGTAGAAGAGACAGGTGCTGGTATGATTCTAGTATCCCACCTTCGTAGAGTTGAAGGCAACCGAGGCCACGAGAATGGAATCGAGACAGGGCTATCACACCTTCGGGGTTCACAGTCCATTGCTCAGCTAAGTGATTGTGTTATCGGACTGGAGCGCAACCAACAATCAGAAGATGAAGTAGAAGCTTCGACCACAAAGGTCAGAGTTCTAAAGTCCAGATACACTGGTGACGTTGGCTTAGCTTGTAGCCTGCACTACGACTCATCCACTGGAAGACTTAAAGAAGTAGATGACGGTGATAACTATGATGCCTTTGACGGAGATGAGCTATGAGTAACTTAGTATTTGATATAGAAGCAGACGGCCTTGACCCCACTAAGATACATTGTATTGTAGCTCAGGATGTAGACACTATGGATGTGTTTACGTTTGACAATACCCAGCTCGAAGAGGGTTACGGATTGCTTAAAGCCGCTAAGAAACTAATCGGCCACAACATAATCGGCTATGACCTACCAGCCATTAAGAAGATTGCAGGTATTGACCTCAGTGACAAACAGATTGTAGATACCTTGGTACTATCCCGTCTCTTCAAGCCATCTAGAGAAGGCGGTCACGGCTTAGAGTCTTGGGGTTATCGCCTCAAGTTTGTTAAGGGTGACTTCGGTGAGCAAGACGATGCGTGGGATTACTATCGACCAGAGATGCTCAAGTATTGCCAGCGTGATGTAGAGTTAAACACAAAAGTATATCAGCAGCTTCGAGTAGAGAGTAGGGGCTACACCCCACAAGCAGTTAAGTTAGAGCATGACGTTGCTTGGATTATAGATAAGCAACGAGACAACGGCTTCAAGTTAGATGTAAAGAAAGCTATGCTGATGGTTGCAATGTTCCAAGAGAAGTTAGATGCTACAGAAGCTGAGGTACATGAGACTGTCAAGCCCAAGGTTGAGACACAGATACTCAAGCCTCAGTACACTAAGACTGGTGCGATAGCTAAGACAGCTAAAGACCAACACGACAAAGGTGTCAGGCTTACAGACGAAGAGTGGACAGCAATGCTCAACACTGACAAGCCGGTAACCCGTAAGACATATACTGAGTTCAACCTAGGTTCTCGTAAACAGATTGGTGATGTGTTGATTGCAGCCGGTTGGGTTCCTAAGAACTTCACACCTACTGGTCAGCCAATCGTTGATGAGGGTACACTAAACAAAGTTAAAGGTATCCCTGAAGCTGCATTGATTGCTACTTACCTAATGCTTCAGAAGCGTTTAGCTCAGGTAAACAGTTGGCTCAAGACAGTAGAGGATGACGGCAGAGTTCGAGGTTATGTTAATCCTAACGGTGCAGTGACGGGCCGCATGACACACAGTCACCCTAACATGGCACAGATACCAAGCAGCAGCTCACCCTACGGTAAAGAGTGTAGAGCTTGCTGGACTGTAGAGACTGGTAACAAACTAGTAGGTATTGATGCCTCTGGCTTAGAGCTTAGAATGCTTGCACACTATATGGACGATAAGGAGTACACAAATGAAATCCTCAACGGTGACATTCACAGCACTAATCAAAGACTTGCAGGACTTGAATCAAGAAATCAGGCGAAGACTTTCATCTATGCCTTCCTATACGGAGCCGGAAATGCAAAGATTGGGTCAGTGGTTAAAGCAGGTCAGTCAAGAGGTAAGCAACTGCGAGAGCAATTTCTTGATAGTCTCCCATCACTTAAAGCTCTTATCCAACGAGTACAACGAGACAGTAAAAAGGGCTTCCTCAAGGGACTAGATGGCCGCAAGCTGACCATACGTTCTGAACACGCTGCACTTAATACATTGTTGCAGGGTGCTGGGGCAACCGTAATGAAGGAGGCTCTGGTTATTCTTGATGGTTACTTTAAGACATTCAAACTGGACGCTCTGTTTGTAGCTAATGTCCACGATGAGTGGCAGATTGAGTGTAAAGAATCAGATGCAAAACAAGTAGGCGAACTAGGTGTTCAAGCAATTGTTCAGGCTGGTATAAACTTAAAATTAAATTGTCCCCTAGATGGTGACTACAATATCGGAGATGGCTGGCATGAAACCCATTAAAGCAGACAGAAAGAAGTTCGACCTAGACCTACAGTACGGTGAGATACGTGAAGATAAGATTGCAGATATGCTTACCAACAAGAAAATAGAAGTTAAGTCAGAGCGTGGCATGTGGATGAAGACAGGCAACATCGCTATTGAATATAAGTCTTACGGTAAGCCGTCAGGTATTGATGCAACTGAATCTGATTACTGGTTCCACAACTTATGTATTGGTGACGAAGAATATTGCACACTAGTATTCAACACTGAAACACTCAGGAAGATTGTTAAGCGACTTGATAGTTTTAAAACAGTGTCGGGTGGTGACAACAGAGCTAGTCAAATGTATCTGTTAAACTTGCAAAAGCTATTTTCATCAGATGTAATCAAAGCCTTTAAGGAGTTAGAAGATGAACCAGAAGCCGCTTAATACTTTAGTCCCTGACATCTATGAGTTACTTGAAAACCTTTCAAACGGTAAGCCTCTTCCAATAACGGAGGAGGCACTTGATATTACAATGGCTTCTATGAAAGAAGCAATACTTCACTGGGCAACTCCTCGCTCAAGAGACACTGACTTCTCTGTCCGAATGTCTAATGTAGGTAAGCCATCACGACAGTTGTGGTTTGAGAAGCGTGACCCTAAAGGGCGTGGCAGTGTAGACGGTGCAACACAGATTAAGTTTCTCTATGGTCATGTGTTAGAAGAGATTGTACTCATGCTTGTAAGGATGGCAGGACACAACGTTACTGATGAACAGAAAGAAGTTAAGGTCAACGGCATTACAGGGCACATGGATTGTAAGATTAACGGCCAAGTAGTTGATGTTAAGTCTGCATCCAAGTTTGCATTCAATAAGTTTAGACAGGGCACACTCGCTGCTGACGACCCCTTCGGTTACTTAGGACAGCTTGCTGGTTACGAGAAAGCAGAGGGCACAGATGAGGGTGGGTTTCTTGTTATCAACAAAGAAAGCGGTGAACTTTGTATGTATGTGCCGGATGATTTAGATAAGCCCAACATCGACACAAAAATAAATACACTGTTAGGTGAATTAAAACTTGACACGCCCCCTGAAATGTGTTATACTCCCACACCTGATGGCAAGAAAGGAAACATGCAATTGCCTAAAGGATGTACGTGGTGTAAGTACAAACATGAATGTCACAAAGATGCCAACGATGGTGCTGGCCTTAGAACTTTTAAATACTCTACCGGCTACAAGTATTTAACACATGTAGAAGTAGAACCAAAGGTGGATGAGATACTATGAACCGCAAGAAGTCCAAGCGAATTAAAAAACATTCTGAAGCTTTACAGCTTGAATGGTTAAGGGGCCTTCTCACTGAAGAGGAGGCCGCTAAAGTTACTCAAGAAAATTTTAAATCTATGCTCCCTAAACAGACACACATCTGGGCAAGGGGTACAATCCACAATAGTTTTTACACAATGAAGTGGCTAACTATTAAAATCAAACAGCTTATTAAAATCTTTCCTGACAAACAGGTTGAAGATGTCACAGCTCAAGACATTGCATGGAAGATGGAACAGCGATAAGGAGTACCATGCCAAAGATACGTAAAGGATTTAGGAAGCCACGAGTAAAGCGACCAGTTGAGAAAGATTTAATTAAAGGTTATGACTCTAACTGGGAATATGAACTTCACTCTGGCATCCTTGATGGTTGGGAGTTTCATGTTGACAAGGTTGAGTATACTGTGACACACAAGTATGAGCCTGACTTTGTTAGAACTATTGAGGGGAAGAAGATACTGCTTGAAGCCAAGGGAAGGTTTTGGGACAGTGCAGAATACTCTAAGTATATCTGGATAGCCAAGGTGCTTCCTGCTGATGTTGAGTTGGTATTCTTGTTTGCAAACCCCAATGCTCCAATGCCTTCCGCAAAGGTTCGTAAGGATGGAACAAGGCGGTCACACGGAGAGTGGGCATCAGCCAATAACTTTAGATGGTTTAGTGAAGATAGCATACCCGATAACTGGATTAACACAAAAGTAAAAGAGGATTTTAAAGATGAGCATTAATGACGCAACCCCTCAAGACTGGGATAGAGTTAGAGAAACAGGGCAGCCTACCTTTGATGAATACATGAAACGCTTGAACTCTAGCTGGGTACACGATGGCACAAGTCCTGCGGCACAGATAGCTTATAAAGAAGACGTTGATTTGTTTGGAGACTGTTGGCTAGAGGTGCCAAAGCCTACAATAGATGAGTCTTTGATGCAGGTCTATCTTGACGCAGCCGAGAAAGAGATTAACAAAGTAGTGAAAGAAACAGAGTGGTGGAAGAATCACATAGCGAACCTAGAGAGCCTTGAGCGCCGTGAGCTGGCAGATTTTAACAATAGTTGGGACACGGCCCAAGAAGAATCGGACGCAGTAAACAGCCCTGACCATTACAACACAGGAAACATTGAGTGTATTGAAGCTATCGAAGAGTCTATGTCCAGTGTTGCATTTAAAGGATACCTC